TTCCCGTTATACTCTGGATGAGATCGCAGAGCAATGCCGTGCTGCCATCAATCGTCCCTCTCAGTGTCACAAACCAGTGGCAGTCAATGTTTATGATGAGGTGCGTAAGTTCTATCGCTACAATGATACTGCAAAGTTCTGGAGTTATGATGCACCACTAGTCGCACAGTAAGTAACAACAATGGGGAATGAGATGCGCCCTCATAAAGACACTCACTCACTCTCACAGTTTCTAACACAAAATACACAAAATGTCCAAGTCGATTGCACTTTCTCTGCTGGCACAAGGTAATACTGGCAGCGAGATTCTGTCCATTCTGGATGCACTCGCTGCTGATAATGTTTCAGAGCAAAGTGATAATGAACCCACTCCGAATGAGGTGCAGTTCTAATAGCTAACTGTGCGCTCCCTGGTTGTTAATCTGTGCGTCAGCGAGGTTGACACTGGGGGGCGTTTATGTTATACTCGTGATTATAGTCGTTTGGCAGTGTTTTGCGGGCGGTTGTTATAGGCGCGGGGCGGCGTTGTCGTTATAAAAAACTCAAACTACCCTAACCTACAGAGGTGACAAAACGCGAACGAAATATCAGACTGATAAAAAATTTCCGGAGAGGTATTTAAAGTCTATATACCTTGAGATCAAAAAAATTCCGCCCCAAAAATTTTATGGAAAAGGTTTATCATATCTACGCAAAAAATAAATGTCTGATGCACTCTGTAAAAGAGGAAGATTTTAAAGCGACCTGGAATACATTTCATCATCTTGTTGGGTTGATGAAAACTGACTATGAACCAGAAGATCTGTCATATGAAGAGGTGTTTGTAAAAAAAGACATACAGCAAAATGCTTCGTATTGACAAATTCTAAATAGAACGATAAAATTGATCTTGAAGGTAATTCAATCTTATGGCTAAAGGATTTACAGTAAAGACAGTAGCACCAAAAAAAGAACAAGAACCAACTTGGGATATTGATGTAATCAAAGAAAGAATGCGTGGTAAGTCCATTGTATTCTGCTTACCAGGTCGGGGATGTTCTTATATTTTTCTAAAGAATTTTGTACAATTATGCTTTGACATGGTACAAAATCAAATGAGTATTCAGATCTCTCAAGATTATTCATCGATGGTTAATTTTGCACGTTGTAAGGTACTTGGCGCAAATGTTCTCAGAGGACCAAAGCAAATTCCTTGGGATGGTAAATTAGAGTATGATTATCAACTTTGGATTGATAATGATATTGTTTTTGACACTTCTAAGTTTTGGCAACTTTGTGATCTTGCATTAGATGAAGATGGTACAGAAAGAGAAATCACTGCAGGTTGGTATGCAACTGAGGATGGTCACACAACTTCTGTCGCACACTGGTTAGAAGAAGATGATTTCCGTAAGAATGGTGGAGTGATGAATCACGAAACTGTTGAAACCATGTCAAAACGTAAGAAACCTTTTACAGTAGACTATACAGGTTTTGGATGGGTTTTGATTAAAAAAGGTGTCTTTGAAAATCTTGAGTATCCCTGGTTTGCTCCAAAGATGCAAGTCTTTGAATCAGGTAGCGTACAAGACATGTGTGGTGAGGATGTCTCATTCTGTCTTGATGCAAAAGATGCAGGTTTTGAAATCTGGTGTGATCCTCGAATTCGTGTGGGTCATGAAAAAACTCGTATTATTTGATGGGGGATTATAGATGGCTAAAGGTGGATTGAATAAAACGGTGTTTGAACCAGGAACACCAAAGAAAACTCGTCAAGGTCGCTCGGCTAGAACACTTCTTTCAGCGACCTCTCGTAATGGGAGGAAAAAAAGATATCGCGGACAGGGTAAATAGTTAGGTCAATAAAAAAGTTCACATGGCATGTTTGATTGCTAATTTACCCTCTCAAGAAGTATGGGTTCGTAAAGAATACTTAACGGATCATCAAAGTGGTTGGGGAGAGTTTATTAAAGGTGTTTGGGTATCGGCTAAGTCGATGCCTGGACGCGCTTTTTATTTTGAGACATACTTACCAGAGTATGCTGCAATGTATGATAAACTGCCCATCAGTGCCTTTGTAGCACGCCCCGAGACTCCCGTGCCTGACTTAGACCTACCTAACCTACAATTCTGGAATTGTATGGATTATGGAGTTGTTGCTGTTCAAAAACAATTCATTGGATCGATGGATTATGAGTGCTATACCCGTGATTTTGGACCTCAAAAAGGCACTTATGTATGCACTTTAGATAACTATCATCAGGATCCCGATGTGATTGACTATGCAACAAGCGAAAATCCGGCAGAGCACAAGTCTCATAACCTCATTGAGTTGAATAATGGTCAATTTGCACTTTATCCTAACAATCGAATACGCATTTATGACAATAGTTTAACTCCAAAAGAACCAAAAACACCCGATTTTAAGGTTTCAACACGTTACTATCAAGTTGAAAACGGACATGATCGACTCGGAATAGGTTATGAAGATGAATATTTTTGGAAAACTGCAAAAGAACGGGATAGCAACCCCGTAAAAAGTTCTGATTTTAACGAATCAGGAGCAAAAAATGGAGAACAACAAGAAAAAAATGTTGAGAGAAATTGCGAATGACAATCAAACTCCAAAAAAACATGATTTTTCATTACAAAAAGAGTTACATGCCAAAATTCGTAATGATGAAGACTATGATGACTGGGAATATGGAACTGAACCTATACCATTAAGTGAATTTTAGTTTAATATTGCTGATAAATAAGATATAATTCATAAATTTTTAATTTAGAATGCCTTTAGAGCGAGTTAGTCAAGCCTTTAAAGATGTCAGTATGTCATTTCAGGCAAATCCCCTGAATAATGATTTGATTGCGCTCAAAAATCAGACTGCAATTGCTCGCTCTATTCGTAATATTGTTTTGACTTCACCTGGAGAAAAATTTTTTAACCCAGATTTTGGATCAAACGTCTCTAGATTGCTGTTTGACAACCTGGATGACCTTACATCTCTTTCAATTCGTGATGAAATTGAAAATTCAATTCGTAACTATGAACCAAGAGTACAACTGATTGATGTGGTTGTTGTTCCAGAATATGATAACAATGAATTTAACGTTACCGTTGTTTATAGAATCATTGGTATTGATGTTCCCGCTCAACAGTTAGAATTTGTTTTGCTGCCATCACGATAAATGTCACTTCAAAACTTTACTGGTCTCGATTTTGACCAGATCAAAACGACTCTTAGAGATTATCTCAAATCAAATTCGAACTTTACGGATTATGATTTTGAAGGATCAAACTTATCCACAATTCTAGACGTTTTAGCATATAACACATATATTACCTCATACAATGCTAACATGGTAGCAAATGAGGTATTTTTAGATAGTGCAACATTGAGAGAAAATGTTGTTGCACTTGCAAGAAACATTGGATATCTTCCAAGATCAAAAAAATCATCTCGTTCTACAATTAATTTTTTTGTAGATACAACTGACACATTTCCCACTCCGTCTTCTTTAATTTTAAAGAAAGGTCCCGTTGTATCTTCTGGTAATCAATTCGGAGGAGAATCCTTTGTTTTTGGAATTGCAGAAGATGTAACTGTCCCTGTAATTGATGGGATTGCTACATTTGACGAATTATTAGTCTATGAAGGAACTATGATTAATCAGTCTTTCATAAAGTCTGATCGCAATCTTCAACAGAGATTTATTTTAGACAATATTGGCATTGACTTAGATACTCTTAAAGTTTCCGTAAAAGAATCTGTTACATCATCTACCTCGGTAAAATATTCTAGACAGGATAATTTATTTGCTGAAATTAGTGGATCAACCATTATAGATTCATCAACAGTTTATTTTGTCCAAGAAATTCAAGATGAAAAATATGAATTAATTTTTGGTGACGGAATTTTTGGAAAAAAATTATCTGATGGAAATGTGGTTGAGGTTTCATATATTATAACCTCAGGTGATTCTGCAAATGGATTGAGTAATTTTACTTTTAGTGGAAATTTAAAATATGTTCGCAATTCGATTGAATATACAGTAACATCAGGAATTTCTCTTATAACCGCTTTTGGTTCAGCAAGTGGTGGAGAAGCGATTGAAAGTGTTGATTCTATTAAAAAATTCTC